GACCAAGTCTGCCCATGATCACGCGAAATCAGTGCCCGAGATCGCGTGAAATAGATGCCCAGCTTCCCGTGAAATCACTGCCCACGATCAGATGAAATCTGTGCCCACCATCCCGCGAAACACGCAGACTTTCGCCCGACTTTGGGTAAGTCGCGCTTCGTACGGAGTTTGCGAGCCGTGTGCCAAGACCCGCGCCGTTAATCTGACGCCGCCACGCAAGCTTAAGATCGGTTCCGACCTTAGTCATCGCCCGGGTCGTCGCCTTTTCGCCTGCAAGAACCTCTCGGCGCATGGTCTCGGCGATGTCGGGGGAGGTTTTGATCGACAGACGCATTGTGAACCTCCAATTTGGGCGGCTTAGTCTTCGCCGTGTTCCACAAGGATCAAAAGCAGCTCGCCTTGGTTGGTGCGGTGGAGCCCTGAAATCATGAATTCCGGCTGACCTGGCCGTGAGACCATCGAAATTTGGTCGCCTTTCTCAGGCTCAAAAGGCAGCTGCGCGACATCGCGTGCGGCGATCCAAAAGTCGGCGATCATATCTTGGACAAGCTGAGCGGAAAAATATTGGCCGCCAGAAGCCTTCGCCTCCGGGCCATCCGAAAAAATCCCACGAAAAGAAAACGAGGCGCGATCGACATCAACAGATCGCGCCTCGTAGGATCGTGTCACCCGGGGAAGGAGAACTGCGACCTCGGCCATAACGTCGCCAATGGCCTCTGAAAGAGACGCATCCAGTTCGTCAAAGATTGAGGCCACGGTTCATTTCCTTCATGGATTACAGGTGAGCGATTAAGTGCGCTTGCCGGGGATCAGCACGCGTGGACGTGTGCAATACTGCAGAGCGTTCATCTGGAATTCCAGATTGACGCCCTTACCGTTCCGCATCTCGTATTGCTTGGCGTAGAGGCGTTGACCCTGTGTGTTGACCGTCTCGATGTAGTCGGCTGGCGCATAGGCGGTGCGGAACAGGCCGGGGACGCCCAACGGGAAGATATGGCACTTGTTGGTGTCCACGCCGATAGAACCGCCACCGCGATAGTTCTCGAAAGTGATCCCGCCGAACTCAAAAGTGCCAAAGCTTGATTGCTGGCCGTTTGCGCCAGCGTAAGCGGAGCGCAAAGCAGATGCTTCGGCATGACCTTTGTAGGTCTCGCGCACCTCAGGGTGGGCGATCAGGTCGTCGAAGAACGCATCGCCGCAGAAAGCATGGATGCCAGTGTAAGGCAGGCCATCCAAAATTGCGGCAACCCGGCGTACGACCTCCGCGCACTTTTTGCGCAAAGCGCCCTGCGTCGGCGTCGCCTTGTCCAGATCAAAGTCGACTTCGGCTGGTGCGGCTTCATCGAACTCGCGGAAGTAGTCGAACATAACCTCACCATCTTTGTCGAGGAGCTTACCGCTCTTGATGATGTTTAGGCGGTGATATTCCTCGGTCAGGGAAAAGCCTTGGCTGACTTCTGCGGCGCGATCAGCAATCTTTTGCTGCAAACGCTCCACAGAGACCTCAGAACCGAACGCGCGCACTTGCTGCACTTCATCGGCCATGATCGCATCGTCTACTTGGAAGTGTGGCACCCGAAGCGTGCGCAGGGTCCGCTTGTTCTTGCCGAAGGTGTCGCCGGTACCACCGCGCGGCGAAGCGCCAACAATGAGTTGGTTCTGCTCACGGTCGGTTTCAATCGCAATGTCGAGCGTGTCGATGCTGGTTGTCTGGAAAAGGCCCAGCTGACCAATGCGCGACGGGGCGTACTTGATCTCGCGTAGGGCATCGGTGAGACGCAGAACGCTGAATGCGTCCTGCTTAAATACGTTTAACAGAGACATTTAAGTGTCCTTTCTCGATGATCCGCGTTTAGCGGACGATGATGCCAGCGGCTTCAAGCTGTGCGTTTGCGGCGGCCTTCTCAGCGACCTCGTCGCGGTCGGCGTGGTAGGTCAGCACGCTGCCGTTGATTTCAGCGTCACGGACGATTGCCGCAATGTCTGCGGCGGCGTCGGTCGCATCGCAGCCGTACAGCGCCACGGCGACAGCAGCTTCGGAGCCGTCATCAGCGGTATTGGATGAGGCGAGGTACTGGCCGGTGGCTGTGACTTTGCCCAAGACGGCGCCCGGCACGATGACGCCGGCGCCACTTGCGACGGTGATATTGCCTCGCGAGCGCTGGCCTTGGGCTTCGCTCATAAGGAATTCGCCGGGGTGCCGGCCTTCGTTTAAAACGGTCATATTGTGATCTCCTCAGACCCTGCTCGGATTAGCCGAAGCGCTTGTTTGCGTTGTTGATGGCAACGGACCATCCGCCGGCAACTTTGTCAGACGCGGATCCAAAGCCTTGGTTGGCGTCGCCACCAAATTCGGGCTCGCCAGCTGCGCGGCTTTCGATAGATGCAACACCGGAAGACTTGGGCGATGTTGCCAGAACTTTCGCCGCATCCTCGGCGCTCATGTCCATATCTAGCGCCAAAACCATAGCCTGTGGCTCGCGGCCCTGAGCTTCTTCGGATGTTAAAATGCTTTTGATGCGTGCATTTGCTTGAGCGGCACCAGCGGCCATGCCTTCGGCCCGCGCGGTCTCTACGGCCGCATCCAATTGCGCCTCGGTGATGCCCGCGTTTTCAGCCTGCGGTGCTCCGGCTTGTGTGGTTTTGGTCATACCAAATCCCGTCCTTTGCGTTTGGGCCCCGGGGGCCGTTGGTGATTGTTCAGAAAGCACCGCGTCCAACGTCGCGATGCGGTCGGCAAGGCCTGCATTAATTGCATCCTGTCCGATGTAGGTCCGGGCTTGCGTGCCCCGGATGGTTTCGTCGTTCATGGCAGCGCGGCCGCGATCGACAAGCTCGACAAACTGGTCATAGAACTTGAGCACTTCGGTTTGGAGATCGGCTTGAACTGCCTCCGGCAATGGACCGAACGCGTTTCCATCGACCTTGTGCTTGCCTGCATAAATAAGCGTCGCTTTAACGCCTTTTTGCTCAAGCTCTGCCGACCGGTCGAGGTGGGTCAAAACGACCCCAATTGAGCCCACAATAGAAGTCGGAGAGACTACTATCTCGGTCGCGGCACTGGCGATACCGTAGGCTGCGGAGGCCGCCATATCGTTAACAAAAGCGGTGACAGGCTTGGTTGCAGCAAGCGCGCGCACTTGCTCGGCAATTGTAAACATGCCCGTGGCTTCCCCGCCTGGGCTGTCGATGTCCAAAACGACGGCGGTGACGTTTGGATCGGCCGCGGCCTCTCGAAGCTGGTGGCTTAGGCCTTCATAGGACACCATGCCTGAGTTTGCTCCAATCCAACTGCCTCGGTTCACCAGCGAGCCGACAATCGAGACGATGGCAGTGCCATTGGCCACTCGATAGCTTTTGCGCCGCCCCTCGTCGTCTGTAGCGCTGCCCATGAACCGGCTGGCATCGGGCCTCAGGCTCTCAATCTTTGCCCCATCCATCGGCAAACGACCTTGCAAAACCTGCAAGATGATTTCAGCCTTTGTCGGGTGAAGAAGCAGCGGACGGTTAAGCACCCTAGACGCGATCTGCGTCAAAGAAGCCCCTTCCGCTGCTGGCATAATGGTGGGTTGATCGTTCATCGGACACCTCCTGTGGCGACCGCACGACGGGCAGGCTTGAGCCCACGCAACGCCGTACACTTTTGCTCAAAGCTGCGGATGACCATCAACAGTCGCTCTGGGTTTGCTGCGTGATAGGTCGCAGAACGGGAGACGCCGGATGGACCGCTTGAAAACGACACGGTTGCGGCGGCCTGTCCGGCAACAAGCCGGATGTAGACCTCGCGGAGCGTTTTGGCCGCTGCGCAAGGATTGTCCTCATCGATAGTTAGAGCCATTAAAGCGCGTCCTCTTCATCATCAGGATCGTCGGCTTCGCCTTCAGGGCGTTCATCGACCTCTGCTCCGTCGGGTGCCTCCACGGCCCCGCTGGCTGCCCCCATGAGCATTGGCTCTGGCAGCCGGTACTCTTGGCGCATATCGCGTTCCTGCGAAATCTGCTGGTAGACGTCGTCAACATCTACGCCGATGTCGTTGCAGATCATTGCGTCGGACATCACACCAAGACGCTTCCAGACTTCGTGAGCTTTGGCTTTTTTGAGATCGTCGGTCGTTGGACGAGCCGCACCCAACCACTCCGCTCGGCAGGCCGCCGCACGGTTAGCTAAAAACGCTTGATAGCCGCCGGGGAAGGCGATCCGCCCAGCTGCAATCTCTTCCTCCAGCCATGCTTCGTAGACCGGCTGGCAAAACGGAGCGACGATGTTTTGTCGGCGCGCCTTGGTGATTGCAAAGATTTCCGTCGTGGCTGCCTGCAATGAGGAGTAGGTCGCGCCGTTATTGTCGCCGGTCGCGCTCTCGTAGGTCAGACCAAGGCACCGCGCCAATTCACGCAGGAGGTGCATCGAAAAGTCTTTGTAATCCGAGGAAGGCTGGTTGCTTGTGTGGAACTTGAGCTCTTGCCCGGGAAAAAGGTGCGCGAGCCGGCCATTGATCCCTACATTGAGCGACGAGCTCTCGTAGTAGCCGGCCACCATGTCGATGTAAGCTTCCATTGGCGCCACGCCTTGGGCCGACATTTGCGCCTGCTCTTGAGGTGTCAAAAGCCCGGCTAGAACTTCCTCGGTCGGCTCGTCCGAAGTGATCGTGACTGCAAACAGCGTCTGCACAATCGACGCCATCAAAGTTGCGTCCGCGAGCTGGTCAAACTGCCGCGCGACCTGCAAGGCCGGTGTCATTGGGGAGATGCCGCGGTGCGTACCGGGCAGCCCGTCAAAGACGTGGATCACCCGAGGCCGCCCAGCGCGATCCCGTGCGCGAACATTGTACTCGACGTCGTGTTTAAACATGTCTTTGCAGATCGCCCGGTAACCGATAGGCATACCGTCCGCATCGAGGTAGACGCCGTTCACAAGACGCGCCAAGTTTTCCGTTTTGCGCGACAGGCGGTGGGGCGGCAAAAGCCGAACCTTTGTCCCATAGGTGTTCCAAGGGCGGCGGCGAAACGGCAGCTCTGCGAGGATTTCGCCAGAAATCAGCCAAGAGCGGAAAGCCGCGCTTTGCATCTGACCAAAGGTCCGCATCCCTTGGATGTCGCATTCCTGGGCGCTGCGAGCCCAGAGCTCAAAACGGCGCTCAACTGTCTTTGACCAATTGGAAGCCTCGGTGGAGGACATGCCAAAGGTCTCGTTTTCAGGCAGAGCCTTTAAGCGCAGCCCCGTGCCCACGGTGTTGGCAACCGCCTGATCGACCGCACCGGCAAGCCAGCCGCTGTTGTGGATCAGGTCAGCAACACGCGCTGCGGCATCATCCCAAGCTTCGGAAATGTCGTCTTGGCTTTCTCGGAGAGCTGGGCGCCATCCGGAGAAAGTTACCCCTCGACCACCGCGCATGTATTGGCTGTTGTGCCGAGGGGCTGCATCGCTGCTGTCAGCAGGCGCAGGCAGCTTTTGGCCCGCGAGCAGGTCGCGGACTTTTGAGATCATTGACATGGTTTACCTGTTCAGCCTGCTGCCGGATCGTTGGAAGCGGTTACGATACGCGCCACCGCCGCCGCTCTTTTTGGGCGGAGGCAGTGGCGGATCACCCTCTGCAGTGCCGGCTTCTGGGGTTAAGGGAGGAGATCCCCCTTCAGACCGGTGAACACCCTCAGGGATGCGTTGGACGTTGAGCGTGTAGCCAATCGCGGAACACAAAGCCTCGCAGTCAAGGAGGTGGTTGTCTCTGGATCGCTTGACCCATTGTGGCTTGCTCCCCTTGAGGATGCGCGCCTCCGACGTGACCTGCCGGCAGTAATCTTCGTCCACGTCGCTGTGGACATAGAAAGCCCCGGGCACATCAATTGGCGTCCGCAGCCTTGAAATCACCAGGGACTTGAAGAAGTCAGTTGAAAGAAGGGCAAGATTTACTGAGTAGAGCGCCCGCTTTCCATCTGGTTTCACCTCGATCTTTGAGACCCGGTAGGGAGGGGTCATTACGTCGCGACCCTTGGTCGGCCAGCAGAGCCACGAAAACCGGCGGCAAAACTCGTAGACTTTGTGCTCGTTGCCTTGCTCGGGCTTATCGGGTCGGAACCCAGAGTCGATAAAGACCCGCTCGATCTGCATCCCCGCGACCGGTTGAAGCATCATTTCAGCCAGTTGCGCCCAGACATCATCCGCTTCTGTGGGCCCGTGCAGCTGGCCATAGTCGACAAGCCACGAGGTGCCTCGCGCGCCGAATGCCCGGATCACAAAGTACAGAGAGAACTTCTGCACATCGACACCCATGACAAGCCGCAGGCCGCCGGAGGGCACCGTTCTGGGCTCGTAAGGCAACCGGCGCTCCATGACTTCCTGCCATTCTGGGACGTCGCCGGAGGCGGTGATGGAATAGCACTCGCCGAAGCTTGCGTTCATCGCGGTCTGCACGCGGTCTTCATCGCCAGATTGCAGCGCGGTCAAATAGGTTTCAGCGCGCTGTCCCCAAGAAACAAAAGGAGAGCACAGACCAGACGTCCACATTGAGAGTGTGGAGCTCTCCGTTGGAGCGCCAGTGACCGATGGTGCATCTTCGACAAGCGCAATCCGTTGACCGGGCGCGACCATCGCCCCTCTAGCGTTCATCCATTCCTTGTCATCGTTTGTGTGCACGCCACCACAACGGGGGCAGCTCAAATATGCGGAGCGCTTTGCCTGCGATGGCGTGGCGTCCTTGGGCCAGTGCAACTGGCGAAAGCGCGGCACAAAGTATTCAGAACAATGCCGGCATGGCCAAGCCCAATGGTGCCGGGTGCCCTCTTGAAAGAGCTTCCAGATGGGGCTCTCCAGATCGTCCGTGTCCGAGACCCCCCAAAACTCCAAACCAGTGTCCTCGTCCAACTCGACCTCCACGAGCCCCCGGGCTGGCGTGCTTGTGATCGCGGTGACAAAATCCGCATACGTCTCACCGCGCGCTTCAACGAGGCCCAGCACGTCACCTTGGCCTTTGACGTTGGCCATCATCTCGTCAAACTCATCGATCAAAGCCAGCGCCGCTGGGTCTGACTTCAATGCCGACGATGAGCCGGCGTGCGCGAGACGGATGCGAACACCGGCCACGTGCTTAAGCGTTTTTTTCATGCGGCGGCCACGAACCACTTTGTTCGTTAGGCTTTCCGCTTCGTCCAAAAGCCCCATCAGGCGGGGCTCAAATTGGTCGGTTAGAAAGTCTTTAGTCGGCCCGACGTAAATGATCGGGGCAGGGCGCTGGTCAAGGCGCGCCCCGATGATATCCAGCATGCTGTCGGTCTTGCCCGACTGCGCTGAGGTCACCGCGACAACGCGACGATAGCCGCCGTTGTGCGCTGCGGACGACCACGGGATCATGTAAGGTGTTAACCAAGGGTTCCGGGGGCCTGGAATGCCGGAAGTTTCGGGATAAACGCGATTGTCCGCCGCCCAATCCGCGGGATCACGCTTCTGACTTGGCCGACAAATCTCGCTCAGGGTCTGCCAGAGCAGCTTCCGATCTTCGCGCCGCTGCTGAGATGCGTTCGAACGATCCATTAACTTCCTGTTCCAGCTTGCGCCGCTCGGTCATTTCCCGAGTGTATCTCGCAGGCAAAGCGCCAAATTCTGATTTAATAATCGCTCCAAATTCCAACACCACGGCGCGAGCGTCCTCGACTGCGATGAGTTCACGACGTCGCTCCGCGATCCGCAGCTCGATTTCGCGCGTGCGCGCCTCGGTCGCCCTGCTAGCCGCCACGGTCTTGCTGCTCTTGGATTGAAGGTCTTCGTAATAGGCGATCACACCTCGGACCACGGAGACTAGCGTGTATTGGTTCTTGCCCTGTTTCTGCACAAACCCAGCTTTGACCAGTTGATGCACCCACTGCGTGCTGCGCCCGCAAAGCGCGGCAACTTGGTTGACGGTAAGGGCATTGCCCCTTTGCTTGTCGACGCTTTCGGGCATTATATTAAGTCTCTGTTTTTGCTTATATTTTGGTTGATACACGCCGCGAGTAGAGCGAACGTGATTTCACGGCGCCAAGCGCGGCAAACCCCGCCACGCAGCAGACGCATCCACGGAGACAACGCTATGACCACGACAACCATCCGCATCGCAATAAGCGGCCTGCCGGACCACCTGGACCGCAGCCGCATGGATACCATTCTCGACGACATCGAAATCACCATCGCCGATGAGGGCGGCGTTTACGGCACGGTCAGCGCCGACAGTAACACAATCAATATCGAGGTGCAGACTGGCCAGCTTGTCGACGCAACTACCGTCCTCGCCGAAGCCAAATACATCTAAGCCTGATCAAGGAGATCATTATGTCACGCCTCAATCTTTCCGAACCTGAAACCAAATCCAAACCGGTTACCAAGCAGCAAACCCTGATCGATATGCTAAAGCGCCCGCAAGGCGCCACGCTGGATGAGATCGTCGAAGTCACAGGCTGGCAAAAGCACACTGCTCGCGGCGCAATGTCGGGGGCTCTCAAAAAACGCCTCGGACTTTGCATCTCTTCGAAGAAAGAAGAACGCGGTCGCGTATATCGGATTAAGGAGGCCTAAACCGCACGGCTTCCCTCTGGGCTGACATTATTGTCAGTGCACCAGACGCAAAGCTTAGGTCACCTTATACGGTTTTACCCGTATCCCTTTGCGGCTCGCTCGAGCCGGACTAAGCCGGATCAATCGAACCGTACTGATGCACCCCCTGAGCCGCTCCTAGACTGTAACGTCAAGCCTGACGATCAGGACATAGCCGTGCGCCTTGCCCGTGCTGAGACGGCGCTTGATGCCGAGCGCGAAAAAACTGCAATGATGGAGCGTTATCTAGGCGATGTGCGTCGGATGTTACCGCCACCCGATGCCGAGCCGCGCCGTCGTTGGTGGCCGTGGTGAGGGATGACAGTTTCGTTGAAATAGATACAGCCAGCGGTTTTACCATTGCTTTCTGTTAGCATACGTCACGCCTACTTGAAGACAAGGGAGAGCCTCAGCCACGCAAGAAATTCCTTGGCATCTTCTGATGGCTCTTTCCAATCACCGCGAAGTATAGGGTAACGGGGTGAACGCACACATTAATGTCAGCGGATAAGTTGGCTCAGGCTGCACACATGCCACCAGTCTGAGTAAATTGCATCATTTATAAAGGTGTCGTCAGTAAGGCTCTGTGACTATAATACGAGCAATGGATGCCAGCGCCAAAGACCGGTCATCAGCATCTTCAATTTGTTGAGCAGCCTGTAGTGCCAGCGCAATCGTCTCGCGAGCACCAGACGCATCACCGGCCTCAAATTGTGCGTTAGAAATGGATGCCAGCGTCCGAAAACGGTCATCAGCATTTTCAATCCGTTGAAACGTAATAAAAGCGCCAGGCACATCATCAGTCTGAGCTTGAGCCCTAGCAATGGCACTCATCGCCTGAGAACTCCAAACTTTGAAACCAACATCTTCAATCCGTTGAACCGTGATTGACGCGCCGGACACATCACCAGCCCGAGCCTGAGCCTCAGCAATGTCTATCATCGCTTGAGAGCCCCAGAAAGCATCTTCAACCTGTTGAGCCGCCTGTAATGCCAGCGCAATCGTCTCACGCGCACCAGGCGCATCACCGGCCTCCGACTGCGCATTGGCAATGGAAATCATTGCATCAGAACGATAATGAGCCACCCGAATCTTTTGAGCAGCCTGCAATGCCAGCGCAATCGTCTCACGTGAACCTGGCACGTCTCCAGCATTCTCTTGCAACCCAGCAATAACTGCTAAAGCCCGAGAACGCTTATCGTACCCCTCAATTTGTTCAGCTGTGATCAAAGCGTCACGCACATCACCAGCCTCAGCTTGCACTTTGGCAATGGCAGCCCACGTCCGAAAGCGGTCATCAGCATCTTCAATCTTTAGGGCCGTGCTTAAAGCAGCAGGCACATCTCCGGCCTTAGATTGCGCATCAGCGATGGATGCCAGCGCCAAAGACCGGTCATCAGCATCTTCAATCTGTTGAGCAGCCTGTAATGCCAGCGCAATCGTCTCGCGAGCACCAGACGCATCACCGGCCTCCGACTGCGCATTAGCAATGACAGCTAGCCCCAGAGGTATATCGCCAACATTTCCAATTTGTTGAGCCGTTCTTAAAGCCGCATACACATCTCCAGCCTGAGCTTGCGCTTCAGCAATGGAAACTAACGCCCAAAAATAATAAGAAGCCTCTTCAATCTGTTGAGCCGTGATTAAAGCGCCAGACACATCACCAGCCTCAGCTTGTGCCCTAACAATAGTAATTAATGGGAAAGAACGGTCACCAGCATCTTCAATCTGTTGAGCCGTCAAAATAGCAGCTTTCACCAATGCCACGCGAGCGTTGCCAATATCGCCGTTTGCAAGACGCGCTTTAGCCACCTTTAGTTGTTCATTTCCGCGGGACACCAAGAGCGGCCTTTCAGCTTCTGCAATCTGTTTAGGCAGGGCATCTAGATTGAGTGGACCAACAGGCCCAATCAGAAGTTGTACGGCAAGATTACTACTGGGATGCTCTACAACGATGAGGTTTAAATTCTTATCAACTAACGACAACAAATCGACCCGTTCTTGAGCCTGCTCTAAGCTGTCACTCGTCAGTTGCTCTGATTGTTTCCACGCTTGCATTGCTTCAACGAATAAGCGGTTGGCATCAGCATTGATGTCAGCGCAAGCAGGCATAACACTCGCAATGAGCGTGATCATTAAAGCGATTAACTTATTCATATTTACAAGCATTTCTTCATCAATAGCTTTAAGATTCTGTATCCTATTGATATCAAAAATTTGTGATATAACCACACTTTTTGTACTCTTGGGAATAAAGGAGCGAGCAACATACCTCTTTGCGTGTGTTAGCAAACTTCCGGGAATGCATTGAAGGTACGATAGACTCTCCGGTGCTGCGGGCGTTTGATTGCAGACCGAAGCTTCCCTTCCTAAGAGTGATTACTGGCACCCCCTGTTTTTTCTCTCGCTAAAATGACTTAATAGACTTTGCGTGCTTGCATAGAACATCGACAAACGGACCCATCACGTCCGCTGAGATCTGGGGTGTCGAAAAACTTATATAGCAGCTTCTCCAAGGCGGGCCGCTGTCGTTTCTGCAAAGGTGTCGCCGGAATTTTCCCACACCGCTTCACGGCCAGTGAATTCCTGCCATCGGCGGACGGCGACATCGACATACGCAGGGTTCAGCTCGACTGCGTAGCACCGACGGCCAGTCATCTCCGCTGCGATGATCGTCGTGCCTGAGCCAGAAAACGGCTCATAGATTAAGTCGCCTTTGTCGCTGTTGTTTTCGATTGGCCTCTGCATGCACTCGACAGGCTTCTGTGTGCCATGACCGGTCTCGCTTTTGCGCGGTTTATCGATCTGCCAAACCGTCACTTGTTTGCGATCCCCGGCCCAATGTCCAGTTTTGCCCTCGCGCACGGCGTACCAGCAGGGCTCGTGCTGCCAATGGTAGTCGCCACGGCTCAGCACTAGCTGGCCCTTGTCCCAGACGATCTGGGACCGTAGCTTAAACTTGGTTGCAAGCAGGCTCTCTCCTACGACGCCTGCGAACAATCCCGCGTGCCAGACATAGGCCACGTCGCCGGGGAACAAGGCCCATGCTTCGCGCCAGTCGGCATTGTCGTCGTTGAGCACTTTGCCCTTTGCGTAGTCACTGCCTGCAACACCGGCTTTTTCACGCCAGCCGGGATCGTATTCCACTCCGTAGGGCGGGTCCGTAACCATCAGGTGAGGCTTTTCCCCGGCAAGGACGGTCTGCACGGTTTTCTTGTCTGTGGAGCTGCCGCAGATGATGCGGTGCACGCCCAAGATCCAAACATCACCTGGTTGGCTGACCACCGCCGTTTCGTCCGCTTCCGGAGTGTCGTCTGGGTCAGTCAAGCCGCCCGAGGCTTCCAGCAAGGCGTCGGGCAGAACGCCTTTTAGATCATCCTCAGAAAACCCAATCATCGAAAGATCTTCGCCAAGCCCCATGGCATATAGCTCATCCCATTCGACCTGCAGGGTGTCAGGGTCCCACTCGGAGGTCTCAGCCAGCCGGTTGTCTGCCAGCGTATAAATTCGGCGGTCCTCGTCAGACCAGCCTCGCGCGATCATCACAGGAACCTCGGCCATTCCGATTTGCGAAGCGGCCATGAGCCGCCCATGCCCGGCGATGATTGTTCCATCTTCGGCCACCAGCATGGGCATCGTAAACCCAAAACGCGACATGGAGGCGGCGATCTGATCGATTTGTTCTTGCGGGTGTGTTCGGGCGTTCCGCGCATAAGGAATGAGATCTGCGATCTGCCACATTTCGATTTTTGAAGCAGGCCATCGCGACGCATCGGTGCGGTCGCGGGCAGTTTTTGTGGTGGGGCTCACAGTCAACTCCATTGGGTTTTCTGGAAATTAAAAAACGCGAAAATATCGGGCCAAGGCGCGCCGCATACACATCATGCCCCGGAGGGGACCCAAGGGGGGGTGCGTCGACCAGTTGCACTCTCAGGGCGTTGAGTGCGTTTTGGGTAGGGGGGCGTGCTATTGGAATGTCAGGCTTGCCGCAGCGCGGCACAGGGCGTCTGGTGCTTGGTATTCGTGCGAAGGCTAGTGGGCTATGGGGATGCTCGGTGGCTCCCCAATTGTTCAGGCGGCACCGGCCCCCGCACATGAGGAATGGCCGATATCAGGGGGTGTTTGCAACAGTCGGTGTTTGTGACCTAGCAATTCGAATGCGCTGCTTAAAGGCGCATCTGGCCTTGCGTTAAAGGCTTTTCTCTGCGCTAGGGCCCTTTGTGAGGCACTTAGCAATTAAGATGTCCAACGCAATTCGGAAACCGGGCGCTTGGGTGATGCGCAGCCAGACACCTTCGCTGATCCCTGACTAAATCTGGGGCTTTACAATCGTTCGTATTCACATGTTCTTGTCAGCCTGCGAGTAGGCTTGTTGTGCAGAACGAGGCTGGCTCAGAAATTTTTCGAACACAGCCATTGCCTGTCATAGCTTAAAAGAACTTTAACTGTTTGTTAAAAAAACGTTTGGGCCACCATCCAAAGAAAGCCACCGCCAGCCAAAACTACTGTAGCCACAACTACCATCACAGTGCTGGCACTCTCCAGTTTAGACTGATGGTTAATCTCGTCTTGAGTTACCCACTTGTGCCTTGATGGGTCATAATAACGAGTTACGCCATCCTCAAAAATTTTTCCCTTTTTGTGAATGCCGCCCAAAATATCCTCCAGCTCTACAACGTCGTGACCACTTCTCACATACTTAACCGACATTCGTTACATAGCCTGCCGGTGCATGTGAGGATCAACTGAGTCGACAACAGAAACAAGCTTTTTTTGCCGTTTGAAGCCTTTGCAGATTCACGGTCCATTGGACCAGAGGGATCGAACCACCGCGCTCTCTTAGCTGATTTGGAGGCCTGGCCTTAAGTGCTCCAAGCGAGAATGCGTTTGATGCGCTTACCGCTCCTCCTATCCTGATGAAGTGGCTGACATCGCTTCGACTGGCGGTTTTTAAGGCCAGATTTCACATCCAATAGTGGGCCCGTAAAGCAACTAGCGCTTTGTGAGAGGCTTAATGCTTGGTTCTAGCCTGCCATCTCGAATTATATTGCTTGGGTTTCCCGTAGTTGGTTTGGTTCTGCGTTCCGAACTATGCTTTCCGGTGCAGGCCAGACTGTCTTCCATGTACAAGTTCATTTGACCCAACGGAGAGATGGAGATGTCGTTGAACCCATAGGTGGGGTGCGTGGAGTTATCCCAAGTAGGCAAAAGTATTGAGATGTTTGTTGCGGGCTTTGAGGTGCATTAGGTACCACCTACTGGCCTGTTGCTAATTGATCTCCGACTACGGACACTCTTCCTATTTGGGTGTTTGGGCCCAAGTCGCGGTGCTTTAATATACCCTCTTCAATGTATAGCTTTGATAATCTGTACTGCTTCCATTCAACAGCTCGCATCTCTTCGTCGTGGTCAGATGCTATCATCAAATACTCATCACCTGATATTGTTACTCTGCGAAGGAACTCGGGATCAGAATTCTGTGTCAGGTTAGTGATTATTCCATCGATAACCTCTGGATCATCCACTCGCTCTACGGTGAAATAACAAGCCCCCTCATAAGCAGCGACACCCGCACCCAGCACTGCACCTGCAATGATCGTGGCTGGAGCCATAACCACTGAAGCTATTGTTCCTACGGCACCTGCCGTGCCGCCCATGATACCAACAGTACCAGCTGCAGAAGCTCCTCCTGCTGTTGAGCCGAGCATTGTAGCCCCTGTAACTGCATGCGTTAACGTGTAAAACCCTGCTGCCTTAGCGCCTGTGCCGACGGCTGCCACGGCTCCTCCTGTAGCTACAGCTGTTCCAGTGCCAATTCCTCCCATCAGGTTGCTTGGCCTATAGTCACAAGCTCCAGCAAAAGATGTATTTGGATTGAACGCTACGAAAGCAATAAATACCAGCTTCTTGGAGAATTGAAGCACTGTACGTTTATCGATCATCTTTCTCTTCTCCTGTTACTGCTCTTAATATCAATTTGACAGTTATCAGATTGACTGCCCAAGCCTTGATGTCCAGTAAAAAAATAAGGAGATACCCACGCACTATAACAGCACCCTCAACATCGCCTCTGCAGCCATCAAGATCCGATGTATTGACCAGTGAGGGGGCAGTATGAGTTGTTAGGAGGGGTGGACTTTGGTGGGCTTATTCATTTGGGGGCTGCCTCGGAACGCTCGGTTCACCGAAAATATGGAGCGATGGCAACGAACCCCAAAATTAAACCACAACGGCAGCCGAATGATTAAAGCTCAATCCGCCGCCCCTGCGCGTATTACAAAGCTTGGCCTTGAGTGTTCCAAGCGAGGATGCGTTTGATGCGCTTGCTTCGTTCTACAAGCTCGTAGGCAAAGTCTGAATCCAACCGGGTGTTGGTTTCAACAAGGTCGATCAGCTCGTCGACCACGTTGCAGGCTCGGCGCGAAGCCCAGCGTGCATCATCTTCATCCTCGGGCTCACCTAGCCATGGTATTTTGAGCATGCTCGCGGCCTCCCGATTAGTGATCTTCATTTGCTTGAGCGATTTCCAATCCGCCTCTATGGACGCAGGAACATCACACCCCCGCTTGGCGATGTTTGCCATCTTCTGCAGCCGTTCGTTTTCTGACTTGAAGCGCTCCCGCGCACGCTCGTCGCGCTTCGCTGCAAACTCAGGGTCCGCGTTAAGGCGTTTCATGTTGTCGGCACGATTGTCAGTCATGGTCTTGTTCCTTCACGGTCAAGGCGCTTTGAGATTGTGGAAAGGGCCCGGTCTTTCATCCTGTCGGCGTGGCGACGGCTCATGGGGTATCCCCTGGACTTGAGGGCGGCTTCGAAATTGGCGCGGTGTACCTTGCATCGAAGCCAAAGGTTCAGCATCACCGCGTCGCCGGGGCAGTCCTTTGCCAGATACAGCCGGCACCAATCCAAGACCCAAATCATCTCGTCGACGCGCTCGGGGGAGATTGCCACTCGCTTGCTGCGCTCGGCCTCTGCAACGCCCTCTGCCTTTTCTGGGAGGCCCCACCCGTAAGCGAGGTGATCTTCAAGCGTTGGAGTGTATTCGGGCATCGATGAGCGGATTTGCGAGGGCCCCGTGGAGCCGGCGTTGTATCGCGCCCAGCGAACGGCTTCGATCATGCGGTCACGCACAAGCTCAGGTGTCCACGTGTGCGCTTTGTCTTGAAAGCTTGCGGGTCTAGCGTTTTGCATCGCGCCGCCCCCCATAGAGCCGGTTTGCGATGTTGGTCACAGCCTGCCGCTCCCAATCGCTGACTAAATCATCGACAGGGATCATCGCTATGCCGCGTTCGCGCCACGCCTTTTGACTTTGCTCTTGGATGATGCGCGCCCTGCGCTCTGCGTCATAGTCGCTAGGGCCTTTGGAATAGATGCCTGAAATAAGTTTGTTCATGGGGCACCCTCACGCGTGGCGACGCATCGAGGACGAGCGACGATCCATTGACCGAGCCGCGGCATTGAGCTCTTCCTGCCCCTCGCGAAGCACTTCTCCGGAGATTGCGCCTTCGCCGTCACGTCGTGATCGGAAAGCCCCCTTTGCCAACCTATGCCGCTCCTTTGCCTCGTCCTCCCAAGCCAGCGCCTTTTGTTCGCCGTAGTGCGCCTTGCGTACCAAGAACGCAGCCGAGCGGTATCCGTCCATAGTTTCCCTGTCGATGAGCCCCCGAGCGATCAGCTTCACCGCGTGCGCCCCCCAGAGGAATTGCTCCCCAACGGGTTGCTTTGCCTTCATCGTGGCGGCAGCGGTCTCAAAGGGATCAAGGGGCCCGGACCGAGCGGTCCTGTAGGCAGCCTTGGCTTTGGCTGATGCAGAAACAGCATCCTCGGTTGCGGCAATCATCACCTTGGCGGGAGGCCATCCCTGCGCGCCGTGCCGGCGGCGAATGGCTCCGTTAATTTCCGGGGTCAGTAAGCGCATGTCCGCGTCTGTGTAATCGCTGGGAATGATCCCGTTGATGTCCTCGACCAGCAGATTGACCTCGTCGCGGATCGCGTTGTCTGAAAGATGCTCAGGGAGGCGGTAGCGGTGCAGCAGGCCGCCTGGGTCGCGGTATAGAAATTCGAAGATCGCGCGTTTTCGCTGCTCGTAGGTCATTGCCGCCATGGGTCCATCCTCAGTTCAATTTGCGGGGGTTTGCGTGTTGGACTGGCGATCTCGTCGCACCCGTCCTCCGTGGAAACTGATCCGAGCCGGTTGAGCCGGTCGGTCGTGGTCTCGGCCCGGTTCCGGGCGTGCGTCTGGTCGTCGTGCCAGCGCTCCTGATTGAGCCACGTTGTAAAATGAGGGATTTTCTCGACTGGTGTTTCGCGCTGGAGCTTAATCCAGACGCCGAGCGGGTCGGTGATTTCAGCGTATGTTGCCTGCCGGCGCGCCTTGGTCCATGCCTTGCGAGCCGCGCCTTTGCCCACTTTGCGCGGGTAGTGCCGCCAGACCCTTTCAAATTCGTCCTCGATGCTGCGGCAGCCGTCGCTGAGACCGCCTGATGCCTTCGCGACTTTGCCTCGGATAGCTCCTCCAAGGGAAGGTTCCGATACCCGGATCAGATCGCCTTGAGGGGGCCGATCCGCCTTGATCGCCGCATCGCGGTGATCATCTTTTGGTTCATTTCCAAGGTTAATATTTCCAAGGTTATGGGGGGCGCGTTTTACAACAGGGGCCTGTTGCGTTTTACCACAGGGGCTGGTGCGTTCTGCAACAGGGGTCAAACGCAGGATATACGAAGTGCTCGTCTGTGATCCATTGTCTCGCTCGCGTCGATTGCGTTGGATAAGCCCCTGCTTTTCCAAAGCCTCGAGGTGCCGCACAACGGTTGATCTGTTCATCTCGCACTTGCGCTCGAGGGTTTTGAGGCTGGGAAAGCATGCGCCCGTTTCGCCGTTGTGATGTTCAGCTAGCCAGTAGAGCACAATCTTGGTGGCGGGTTTGAGGCCCGGCTGCTTCATGGCCAACGCGGTCATATAATGGCTCAACTGGCGCCTCCTGCTTGCGCGCTTCTTGTTTCGGGGTCTTTGCCCTGTTGATGAAAAAGCGGCCCCGTTGCGGCTGCGTGGGCGTCACAAAGGCGCGTACAGGCGAGATCCCACAATGCGGCAGCATCAGCCTGATTGTCGTCCTGAGGGGCCCAGCCGCGCGTTTGGCATTGCGCAAGGATCGCG